TCCCTTGGTTGTGGTGGCTGCGACAAACTTTCCCCGGCGGGTCACTGTGGCGCGGTCGTAACAGTGCGCCCACTGCAAAGCGTTTTTGAGCGTGAGCGAGTGGTGAACCTTGTCAAAGCCGTGGCCTTGGGTCTGGTAACCGAAGGCGCGTGCGGCCATGGTGCGGATATGGTCGGCTGTGGTCATGGTTTAGTCTCCTTATGCTTCGGTCGAATAGCGCTTAAGGGCGCGGGTGTGGTCTAGTGTTGAAATGACATAAAAGTGGGTCATCCGTCCGGCGCGTTGCAAGTGGCGTAAATAGGTTTGGCATTGGCTGCGGGTGCCTGTGAAGGCTTCGGAAATGCTGCCAAAGGCGTTGCGGCTGTAAACGTGGTGCATGTGGTGGGCTCCTGTGGTGCCCGGCTCTGTGTCCGGGCTGGGTTGGTCAATATCCTTCGGCGAAGTCTTCAAGGCTGGAGACCAGTCCGTCAAAGTCTTCATCTGGTCCAAGTAGGTCGGCCAATGTGTGGACAATCTCGCGGGGGTATTCCTCGCACAATGTCTCCAGATAGTCGGCGCGGTCGGTGTATCCGTTGTTTGTGTAAGCGTTTTTCATGGTGGTGGCTCCTGTGGTTGGTGCCCGGTGTTTATCCGGGCGGGTTGGGTTATTCAAAATCTTCGTCAACGATCACGCCGTTGGCGCGTAGTGCTTCAATGATTGCCTTGGGCAGTGTGGCGCTGCCGTCAAAGTCAACCAAATTTAATTGGCCTGTTTTCCAATGGCGGTCAAACCAAAGCCCCCCGCCTTCGCTGCCGTCTTTGCGCTCAAAGTACCCATAAAGGGCGGTCGGGTCGATTTCAGTAACCCCGGATTCAGGTCCGTAGGGGTGAAGCGTGGTGGTGAAGTTGTATTCGGTCATGTCGTTTGCTCCTGTGTGGCAGGTCGGGTATCGTTCTGCCTGTTAAATATTTTATCCATTTGGGCGGGTTTGTTTCATGTGCATCATGGGATGTTTTTATTGAAAAACGGGTTTCGATAGTCGCGGCCTATCAAGCCGAAGGCGTGCGGCTCTGGGGCTGCTCAGAGGGGAAAGCTGGTAGCGGGTGCGCTGCTGGTGGTGTCTGTTGCCTGTGTGGCTTGGGTACGTCTCGGCGGGTTTGCGGTACGTTTCGGCGGGTGCTGGTGACCCGGTGAAAGTTGGGCGCGGGTGTTGTTAATAGCGAAGCGTTTGCAGTGCTCCCGCTGTTCCCCTAATATCGCCCCCATGAAAGAACCAAAGACACCAACTAAACTCACCCGCGCTCAGATACGTGAAGGGCTGGACTCTGTGCCCGTCTCGCATATCTTGGGTAAGAGCGTTTCAAGGGAGTTGACCGCCAAACAAAAGGCATTTGCTCTTGAAGTGGCGAAGGGATCAACGGGTGCGGCTGCGTATCGGAAAGCGTACAACACCAAGTCAAGCCCAAAGATTCAGGGCGATGCAGCGTATAAGCTGAAAGCCAAGCCTGATATAGCGCAGGAAATAGAGGCTTACCAGTTGGCAATAGAGGGTGCGAAACATCGAAACCCTGCGGCCTTGCGTGAATTGGTCATCCAAAGTCTGGTGAAAGTCATCATCGACCCCGAGTCGAAACCCGGCCAAATCACCGCGGCTGCGAAGGTGCTCGGGACCGTTACAGAAGTCGCGGCCTTCACTGAGCGCAAAGAAGTGCGGACCATTACCAGCTCAGAAGATGCACGCGCTGCGATCATGTCTCAGCTCAAAGCACTGAGCAACGCCAGCGCCGAAGATGCTCACATCATTGACGCTCAGGCCGATGACCTAATGCGCGAATTGGCCGGGAGCGAGACCCACCAGCCCCCGACCACCCCGAACGAGGAAAATGAGTCCCACGCATATACGCATACTATTCCACACGAACAATCCCCAATTTCCCCCGAACAAGACCCACCCCCCTCTACCGAGGATACCCCCCCGTCATCTTTTGAAAGCTGACCCCCGGGGGGTATATTGCTTAAAAAATAGGCAACCCATGCAAAAACACGAAACAGTAACTATGGTTCTCAGTGGTAAGTGCGATTTGAGCACTATCAGGGGTCGTAGATATATTTAAAATATATCCAGCATGAAAGTTATCCACAGGGACATGAAGATTCGGCGTAGCGATCCTACGAGGGATGAGTGTATGGAGGCGGGTATGAGTCCGGCGCAGAAGGAAGTTTTTATGGTGATTGATGCTTGGTGGGAGAGGTATGGTTTCTCGCCGACCTTGAGGGATATTGCGTATGTAAGGGGAAAGATGGGGATGGGCTCGACGAAGAGGATTGTTGATCGGCTGGCTGAGCTTGGGGTGATAAAGAAGATGGATGGTGTGGGTAGGACGATTCGCCCGGCGTACATCAATTTCAAGCACTTGAAGGAACTTGAATGAATAACCTTGAGGCTTTGGTAGCGCAGTTGCCCGTGCATGAGCAGGAGAAGCTATTGGAGCAGGTGGCTGAGTACAAAGCTGCGGTGGAGAGGGAGAAGTGCCAAGCGTCCTTCATGGCTTTTGTGAGAAAGATGTGGCCGGGGTTTATTCATGGCCGGCATCATGCGGTCGTGGCTAAGGCGTTCGAGGAAATAGCATCTGGCAAGTTAAAACGACTAGCAATTTCTATGCCGCCGCGTCATACCAAATCTGAATTTGGCTCTTATATGTTACCGGCTTGGTTCCTTGGGAAGTTTCCTGACAAGAAGGTGATGCAAGCTTCAAATACGGGCGAACTGGCCGTAGGTTTTGGCCGGAAGGTACGTAACTTGGTGATGAGTGAGCAGTACCACGAGGTGTTTCCGAGTACGAATATCCGGCAGGACTCGAAATCTGCTGGCCGCTGGGCTGTAAATGACGTGGGTGAATACTTCGCTATCGGTGTCGGTGGAACGATGACTGGCCGTGGAGCGGATTTGGTCATCATTGACGACCCTCATACTGAAGGGGAGGCGACTTTAGCGGCGCATGACCCTTCTATATATGACAAGGCGTATGAATGGTACACCTCTGGGCCGCGTCAGCGACTTCAGCCGGGTGGGGCGATCATCATTATCGCTACCCGGTGGAGTGAGAACGACCTCATTGGCCGTGTTTTGAAAGAAGCTGGGGAGAGAAACAAGTCTGACGAGTGGCGAGTGATTGAATTTCCGGCCATTCTGCCCTCGGGGAATCCGCTCTGGCCTGAATTTTGGTCGCTTGAACTTCTGGAAGCCCTGAAAGAGGAACTTGCGCCGGCCAAATGGAACGCTCAGTACCAGCAGCAGCCTACTGGCGAAGAGGGTGCGATTGTTAAAAGGGACTGGTGGAAGATTTGGGAGAGGGATGACCCTCCGAGGTGTGAATTTATCATCCAAGCATGGGATACGGCGTTCACAAAAAACGAGCGGTCCGACTATTCGGCCTGTACCACTTGGGGTGTGTTCTATTTAGATGAGGACCCGAACAACGCGAACATCATCTTGCTGGATGCTTTCCAAAAACGGATGGAATTTCCTGAACTCAAGGAAAAAGCACGGGCTCACTACCTTGAGTGGGAGCCGGATGACTGCATCATTGAAGCTAAAGCTGCGGGAGCTTCGCTGATTCAGGAATTGAACCAGCAGGCTGACATCTTTATTAGAGGGTACACCCCGAGCAGGGGAACTCGCCAGCAGTCAAACGACAAAATTGCCCGTATGAACACAGTGTCGGCTATTTTTCAGGCCGGTAAGGTATGGGCACCGGATACAAGATGGGCCAGAGAGGTGGTTGACCAGATGGCCGCATTCCCGAACGCGGCGCATGATGACTTGGCTGATACCGCTGTAATGGCGATCACCAGATTTCGACAAGGCGGGTTCTTGAGACTAGAATCTGATGAGCAGGACGAACCTTTGTCCTTTCGGCGCAGAGCCGCATTTTATTAGGATCAAATATGGCAACGAGCAGCATGGTTTCGTCCCTCGCACAGGCCCCAGAAGGCTTGGATTTTTCAGACATCGTGCAGGACGACACACCTGCGGTGGAGATCATCATTGAAAACCCGGATGACGTGGTTGTTGGCATTGATGGCGTGGCAATTGACCTGATGCCAGAAGATGATGAGCCAGAGTTTGAGGCTAACTTGGCTGAATACATGGACGAGGGCGAGCTAGAGAAGCTTGGCTCCGATCTGGTTGGTGAAGTTGAGTCAGACATTTCCTCCCGTAAAGACTGGGTAGAGATGTATGTGAAAGGACTCGAGGTCCTTGGCATGAAGTATGAAGAGCGCACTGAGCCTTGGACCGGGGCTTGCGGTGTTTTCTCTACGCTCTTGACTGAGGCCGCAGTTCGCTTTCAGTCTGAGACCATCATCGAGACATTCCCCGCTCAAGGTCCTGTCAAGACGCAGATTATTGGCGCGATTGACAAGATGAAGGAAGATGCAGCCGAGCGCGTTCGTACCGACATGAACTTCCAGTTGGTTGACGGTATGCCTGAGTACCGACCAGAGCATGAGCGCATGCTTTTCAATTTGGGTCTGGCTGGTTCTGCGTTCAAAAAGGTTTACTTCGATCCCGGTCTTGGCCGTCAGGTAGCTATCTTCTGCCCTGCTGAAGACATTGTCATCCCTTATGGCTCTTCTGGCGCTCGCTCCGCTGAACGTGTGACCCACGTAATGCGCAAGACCAAGAATGATGTCAAGAAGCTTCAAGTCGCAGGCTTTTACCGTGACGTTGATCTGGGTGAGCCCGTCATCTTGCACAACGATGTTGAGAAGAAAAAAGCCGACGAGCAAGGCTACTCTGTCAGTGATGATGAGCGCTATCAGTTCCTTGAAATTCAAGTGGACTACGACATGCCCGGCTACGAGGATGAGGATGGCATCGCCCTTCCTTATATCGTCACCATTGACAAGGGAACCAACAAGGTTCTGTCGGTGTACCGTAATTGGAACGAGAGCGATCCCAAGAAACTCAAGCGCCAGCACTTTGTTCAGTACGACTACGTGCCCGGCTTCGGTGCTTATGGCTTTGGCTACATTCACCTGATCGGTGGCTACGCTCGTGCAGGAACTTCTTTGATTCGCCAGTTGGTGGACGCTGGTACTCTGTCTAACTTGCCCGGTGGCTTGAAGTCTCGCGGCCTTCGGATCAAGGGAGATGACACCCCAATCGCTCCGGGTGA